TTTATCAGATGAAAAAGATAAAAAGTATCTATAACAGCATAGAGAAACTTCATGATAGATTTTTTCTATGGATAGCTGAAATAGTGGGGCTGTAGTTTATGAAAAGTAAAGAGTTAGCACAAAGATTTGGTTTTTCAGATAGATATATACGAAAGCTAACTAAAAAAGCTTTATCTGATGGTTTGAGCTTTATAGAAATAAATGGTGAAAGATATGTTTTTTGTTTAATTGATGGAATAGGGAAAAAGGGGAAATTATATAACTATGAAAAGATTTTACCAGCTCCTCTTAAGAAGAGGAAACGAGGGGTTAGTAAAGTTTTAGTTTCAGAGGTTCCTAAGATAGATCTTAAAAATCCTACTTTAGAACAAAAGGTAGCGGTTTGTAAGTATTATAAGTGGCATAACATAAGTCTTAGAGCTTTTGCTGAGGTTTTGAACCAAGAAAATGGAGGATATTTTAAAGTCGATACTATACAAAAGAGATTAAAAAGGTGGTATGAGGCTTATAGCAAAGGTGGGAAAGAAGCCTTAAGAGATAAAAGAGGCGGGAGAGATAGTAAAGTTGAGTGGGAACTGTTTTTGATGAGTTTAGTTCAAAATGCTCACTTATATACTTACTATAGCAGGTATTGTTATCTATGGTGCAAAAAGTATAACAAAGTATATGATGTTTTTAATCCTACTTCAAACATTAGTTATGAGGGGTTTAAAAACTATTTTAACAAGCATAAAAATGAGCAAGTTGTAAAAGCATTTTTATCCGGAAGAGATGCGATAGATGAGTTAGTGCCGGTTTTTAACTCAAAAAAATATATAGACTATCCAAACGAAAGATGGCAGATAGATGCTACTAAGCTTGATATGATGGTAAAAGTTCCTGTAATAGATGGAGAGCCTAACTACTTTAAAAAGCAGATAAGCGACGAATATATCTTAGTGAGATTTACACTAAATGGAGTTGTAGATCATTTTAGCGGTGCGAGAGTTTATGTCTTGGCAAAAAATGGAGATAGCTACCTAAATGCAAGGTTGCTTAAAAAAGCTATAGAGACTTTGGGAGTGCCAGAGAGCATAAAAGGGGACAATGGTAAAGATTATATTAGTAACCATTTTCAAGATACTTTAGAGTCTCTAAACATAGAGTATATAGCAGCAAATCCTTATAAAGGTAGTGAAAAAGGAATGATAGAGAGAGGTTTTAAGACTCTTCAACACAACTATATCTTTGAAAATATAGCAGGATTTATAGGACACAACACAAAAGAGAGACAACTTTTAGAAGCTCAACATACAAAAAAAAGTCAAAGAAGCACTACAAAAGGAACTCAAACAAACATAAAAGGTGAGTTTTTATGGTGGTGGGAAGCTGAAAGAGTGCTTGACGGACTTATAAATCATCTATTTGAAAAGCAGATGAAAGAGCATAAGAGACTTGTAAATATGACTCAAACTATACCGAACTTGGATAAAAAACTTGGAAAAAGAGTTGTTAGAGTGGTAGGTAGAGAGGGAGTGATGATACATGGTAAGAGATATTTTAGTGTTGATATGTGGGAAAAAGTATCCATAGGGGATAGAGTAACAGTTATAGAGGATATGGATGATATAAACAGAGCATATATACATCTAAAAGATGAAGAGTTTATAGAGATAGTAGCAGATACTCAAGATAGTTCTATGAGTGTTGAAGAGGCAAAAGAGATAAAAAAATCTTACAAACAAAGAGTTAACAAAGAGATCAAGAAGATATATAAGAGTGGTAAGAGCGAGTTAGAGAAGCTTAGCGAACTAACAAAAGCTAAAGTTGCAGATAAGAGCAGTATAGATGAAGAGGTAGTAAGTAGGCTTGAGGAGTTGGTTTATACCAACACAAAAGAGTATCAAAACAACGAAGATATGCTTGAAAGATTTATGGAAAAGGTTGGCTACTAAGTTTTTTTAAAGAGCTTTAAAAAGCTTTTTAAAAAGTCTTTAAAGGCTAAACAAAAAAGGAGAAAGGATATGAGAGAGGAGTTTAAAAGTTTTTTGAAAAAAAATGGACTAAGCCAAGCCTCTGTATGTAGAAGCTTAGCTATAAGTAGTTCGGCACTTAGCCAGTGGTTAAAAGGCGAGTATCGTGGCGACAATGATACTCTAAATAAAAAGATAAAACTTTTTATTGACAATTTTAACCAAAAAAACAAAAACAAAGCTGAGGTTTTTGAGATAAAGGAGCTTAGTAACTTAAAAAAAGGTTTTTTTATCATAGATGAGGCAGTTATAAGTGGTGAGATGGCTATCCTTTACGGAAGTCCGGGAACAGGAAAGAGTGTTTGTGTTAAAGAGTATATAAAAAAACATCCGGAAGCCATTTTGATAGAGGCTATTCCCGGTATGAGTACCAGAAGTTTTTTATATAGCATTTGTGAAAAGCTTAGCATAAACAAATCAAAATCTATAGAAGAAAATATCAACTCTATAGCAAATGAGTTTAAAAGAAGCGATAGAGTTTTGATAGTAGATGAAGCAGAGAACTTGACAGTTAGAACTTTAGAGGCTATCAGGAGGATATGGGACTTTTCTTTAGTTCCTACTGTTTTGGTTGGAACTTATAACCTCTTGCAAAATCTAAAAGGTAAAAATGGCGAACTTTTACAACTATACTCTAGGGTAGTTGGAAAGTGGGAGTTTAAAGACTTAAGCGAAGATGATGCAAAGATGCTTTTTGGAAGTGTTGCCGATGAGATACTAAAGATAACAACACACTTAAGAAGAGCGGTAAATATCTATAAAAAAGCTTGTAGATTTGCATCTTTGGAGGGAGAGAGTGTAACAGTTAGCCATATAAAAATGGCTCAAAATATGGTTATTTTAGATTAAAAAGGAGATTTTATGGAAGGATTGATTTGGCAAGTATTTTTAAACAGTGTTGGTGCAGTTGTTGCGATAGCAACAAGCGGTATAGTTGCACTTTGGGCATATAGTGAGATAACTTACTTAAAAAACAAGATAAAAGGCTTAAAGTGAGTATTTCACAGCCTCTAACAAAAGTTAGGGGCGATGGAGTACTCCGGTTTAAGATAGTAAAAAAAAAGAGTCGTAGCAAAGGCTACAAGATATGGTTTTGTATCGTGGTTTGATACAAAAAAAAAGAGATGGACAGATAAAAGGAGAAGATATGGCAAAAAGAACAAAACCTAACACACCTATAAAAAAGATAACATCTTTAGATGAGTGTGATGGAGTTTTACATAAGTTAGCAGATATAAAAGCTGAGATAAAGAAGCTTGAAGCAGATGCAGATATAGCAGTAAACAAGATAAAAGAGGAGTTAAAAGATAAGTGTGAGCCACTTTTAAAAGAGATGGAGGCACTTGAACACTCTTTAGCAGTATATAGTGAATATAACAAAGATGAGCTGTTTAAAGATAAAAAGACTATCGAGTTAAACTTCGGACTTTTTGGCTTTAGACAAAGCACATCCATATCAGTAAAGAGAGATACTTTGGCACTTTTAAAAGAGCATGGTTTTATAGAGGCTATAAAGGTAAAAGAGACTCCAAACAAAGATGTTATGAGGGAGTGGAGTGATGAGCGACTATCTTTGGTAGGAGCTAAAAGGACAATAAAAGATGCTTTTTGGATAGAGACTAAAGAAAATGATGTCGAGGTTGCAAGATGAGTTTTTCAGAAGCATTAAAAAGAGTTTTAGAGTATGAGGGGGCTTACTCCTCTCATCCTAGGGACAAAGGTGGAGAGACTTACAAAGGTATAAGTAGAAAATATCATCCGGAGTGGAGAGGTTGGAATATCATAGATATAGCAAAGAAAAAGGACGGTTTAAAAGCTTTACAAAGGGGTGATATAAGTGAAGTTTTAGGAGAGAGTTGGCAAAAAAAGCTTGAAAATTTTGTATCTATCTTTTATAAAAAAGAGTTTTGGGATAAGACAAACTGTGATGAAGTTGATAACATAAGTGAAGAGTTGGGTTTATATCTGTTTGATAGTGCGGTTTTGCTTGGTAGAAGCAAAGCGGTTAAACTTTTGCAAGAGGCGATAAATGAAGTGATAGTAGAACATCTCTTTAGTATAGATACTTTGCTTGTTGATGGATACTTTGGTTCAAAAACTCTTAGTGCTGTAAAAAATTTAAGCAAATATGCAGATGAGATCATAGATAAGTTTGCAAAACTTAGAGTTTTAAAACATGTAAGCACAGTAAAACACTACCCAAGACAGATAGTGTTTTTAGAAGGGTGGATAAAGAGGGCTTTAAGGGCTTAAAAGATTTTACAAGGGCTTAAGTTAATAAGCCATGATAAAGTCTTTTAAAAGGAGTATAGTTTGACAAAGAAACAGAAGATTTATAAAAACTATCTTTTAAAAAGGGTTCATACTTCAAAGTTGTATAAAGAGATATATGTTCATGATAGGGAGTGTTATGAGCAGATGTTAAAAAATCTTTTTGGGGTAACAAGCTCTAAACTTTTAAGTATAGATGAACTTAAAAAGCTTGTTGCATATCTTGAAGAGGGGAAAGAGCCTAAAAACACTCCTACATCTAACCAGATAAACTATATAAAGCTACTTTGGGAGAAAAAAGCTATATGGAAAGATATGGCAAGTCTTTTAAAGTTTGTTAAAAGAGTTACGAAAAAAGATGTTAACAAGCTTAGTGAGATAACAAAAAAAGAGGCTACTTATGTTATCTCCGCTTTAAACAAGCTCCAAACACAAAAGAGTGCAAACAATCCGGAATATAAAGGAGAGATATGATATGTCCATACTGCGGAAGTGAAGATACTTCTACAAAAGCAACTATCAAAGGCTTTAAAAACAAAAGATATAGACAGTGTAAAAGTTGCGGTAAAAACTGGAACACCATAGAGTTGCCCGTAGTGGATCTTTTTATGGAAGAGTATATGGACTATCTTGTAGATATAGGGGAGATAACAAAAGATGAATATGAAAAATCCATAAAAAAAGAGTCTATATGTTAGATATAGTTTTAAAGCAGAAACTTGATAAAAAAAAGAGTTTACAAACACTTATAGATGAGTTTATAAAGGAGTATGCAAAAACTAACTCTAAAGAGCTTGAAGAGTTCTTAAAAAGGTTCTATCTTTTTATCATAAACAGTATAGAGGATATGGATAAAGAGCTTTTTTTAGAGCTTTTAAAAGAGAAACTAAGTGATTTTGCTCCTACTTTTGATACAAATAAGCTTGAGAGTATCTATGAAAAGACAGCTTCATCCGCAACCTTGGCAGTTGCTTCAGCACTTGGAGTAAAACCTATTTTTAGTTTTGATAGAGTGGATCTAAAGGCTATACAAGCTATGAAAAAGAGTTTTTACTGGGTAGGTCCGGAGTATAATAAACACATAGAAGCAAAAATAAAAGATGTGATAGAGCAGTTTTTTGAAGGTAAAGTTAGAAGAGATGAGTTAAAAGATGCTATAAAAGATATACTCAAAGGGTATATAAAGGGGAGTGATAAGTATTTTGAAGGGGTGGCGGATCACATCATCAACCAAGCTCAAAATATAGCCAGGGTAACAGAGGCTAAAAAGTATGAAGTTGAGTATTTTAAAGTTCGTGCAAGACTTGATAGTAGAACTTCAAAGATATGCAGAAGTTTACATGGTAGGCTTATCCCTATAAAACACTTGTCAAATCAAGTTGATAAACTTTTATCGGCAAGAGATATAGGAAGTAAAAAAGATGCGGCTACTTGGAAGAGTGATTATCACTTTGGTAAACTTCCTAAAAACTTAGGACTACCTCCTTATCACTTTAGATGTAGAACTATGGTAACTCCTGTTTATCTTTATGAAGAGGATGTGGATGGTAAAAAAGTGAGATTTACCGATAAAAAGGTAGATGATGTTTTAGTGCATATAGATAAGACGGGAGTTCAAAGGAGGGTAAAAAAGAGTTTTTGGACACACTCAAGCAGTTCAAAATATAGAGATATGCAAAAAAAAGATATAATAAGTGCTTTAAACTCCATAAAGGAGATAGCACCTCATAAAACTTATCATGACAGATTTGTTGCAAAGAGTGCAAACGGATACTTTTTAGTTTTTAAAGATGAGGAGTTATGGACGGCTTTTAAGCCCGATAAGTTAGATAGTTACTTTAAAAAGAGTGCAAATATAGATAAAAAAGAGGTTATAAAATGGAAAAATACAATATAAACATATCTTTAGATAGAACCTGGAGTATAGAAGCTATAAAAAATATAGATAAAAAGATAAAAAAGGATAAAACAGATATAGAGACTTTTGGGCAGTTTGAAGTTGTAAAAGGTGAGATAAACTGGCTCCTTGATAGTGATATAGATGATGATATGATAAAAGAGGTTTGTGAAGATGAACTTTTTTTAAAAGAGGCTTTATTTTTCCCTTATATCTATAAAGATAAAAAATGGAACAAACAAGACTCTTTTAAAGGAAGCTTTATAGATGCTTTAAACTATGTTAAAAAGGTTTTTAAAAGTGGCAAGTGAGTTTGAAAAAGGGATAGAGGAGCTTCTTGTAAGGATAGGCACTGAGGTTGCAAACGAAGCAAAAGATATAGCACCCATAAGAAGTGGAAATCTCAAAAATGATATACAACCTTTTTTCAACTCTGTAAAATATGGCATAGTAGAGGTTGGTAACACTAAAGCTACACCGTATGCAAAGTATGTTTACTATGGAACTTCTCCATATACTATAACACCTAAAAAGAAAAAAGCACTAAAAACACCTTATGGAGTTTTTAAAAAAGTCCATCATCCTGGGATAAAAGCCAACCCCTACTTAGATATAGGAGTTTCAAACTATGTTCGAAGTGGCGGACTAAAAAGAGCGATAGATAGTGCTAACCTTGAAAAAAAGGTAGTAAAGGACTTAAAGCTTGATGAGTTTATAAAAGCCTTAAAATAAGTCGATTTTTAGGGGGTTTGGGGTAGAATATGGGTATTTTAAGGAGGTCAAGATGCGAACTATTCACAAAATAATGATAGGAGGAATTTTTGCTATAATTGTTATTTCAATATTTGATAATAATGATGCAAATAAAGAGAATAATAATATTCAAAATATAACAAGTAAAGTAAAAGATGAAACAAAGCAAGATTTGTTAAAAAAAATAAAAGTAGCATATAAATTATTTGAAACTTCCAAGAAAGAAAATTATAAAGATATGGATCTAATGTCTGCTAATATAATTGTTGGTAGTATATCTTCTTATGCTGATGATATAAAAAAATTACAAAAAAAACAACTCACACAAGAAGAAAAAAAAGAGCTAAATATTTTTAAGAAAGAATTGTCTTTGTTTCAAAAACATTTTTTTCCAAAAATCAGAGATGCTTTGGGATATATTTTGAGAAGAGAGTTTTTTGATAAAGAAATAGATGTTAAAACGACAGGAAAGGATTTTAAAACTATTAAATTTACTAGTATATGGTTTGCATCAAAAAAAAATATAAGTGATTTTATAAATATATACTATAAAACACTTTTTGTAAATTTTAGATTTAAAAAAGCATTTTTTAGTTGGAGCAAATCATCTGACTACTATACAATCGATATAAAATCTCCAGATGATACAGATATAATAAATACATATAAGAAGGTAGAAAATGAGTGAAAACATAGTAAAAAAAGTATGTAGTGAACTTGGGATAACTCAAAAAGAGTTATCTCAAGTAATGAAAGTCAATGAGGTAACCGTAAGAAATTGGTCATCAAAAGGTAATATACCAGAAATGGCACAAGAATTTATGAAACTTTTAATAGAAAACAAAAAACTAAAAGAGGTAACAAATAAAGTAAAAACTTTTACTCAAATACTACAAGATTTACAAAAAATGTAGTAAATTACTATATTTTTTTATAAAAAAGTAACAATATACTACAAACATACTTGACAAATGTAAAAATATACTATATAATTTTCCTTGAAGTGTATAAAAACACTACAAAAACACTTTAAGGAGAAAATCATGCAAAGTTTAATCCCGGTAAGACAAGAGATGATAGGTGCTGATAGAGTCAACTCAGTAGATGCAAGAGAGCTTTATAAAGTTTTGGCGATAAAAAAAGATTTTTCAGACTGGATAAAATCTCAAATAGATAGTTTAGGACTTGAAAAAAATATAGACTATATAGTTTTCCACTCTAAAGGGGAAAACCTAAAAGGTGGTCGTCCTACTAAAGAATACATCCTAACTATAGATATAGCAAAGCATATAGCTATGGCAAGTAGAACCCAAAAGGGGAGAGAGGTTAGGAGGTATTTTATAGAGGTGGAGAGAAGA